TCACTAGCTTGTATTAAATTCATACCTTTTAGCATAGTTGTCACCATACTTGAGCTAGCAATTGCACTGCCGCATCCATATGTTTTAAACTTTGCATCTTCTATAATACCATCTTCTGTTACTTTAATTTGTAACCTCATTACGTCACCACAAGCAGGAGCTCCTACCATACCTGTTCCTACGTTTGTAGCATTAGCATCCATTTTACCTACATTTCGTGGGTTATTATAATGGTCTAACACTTTTGCCGAATATGCCATAAGCCTATTCTCCTATAAATATTTTATAAATTGTGTGTTGTACAAACCTTTTTTACGTTTATACATTTTTACATAATCAAGTAAAAACTTCTTCAATCTAAACGAACTCATTATGCCTAGATAATCTGTAATAACAGTAGGACTTGTATACCAATTGTCATCTACTACTATATGATCTACTTCATTATTTGCATACGAGAATTGCGTATCCTGCGAATATGCGTCTGTCAGTTCCTGACGTTTTTGTAAAAATAGTCTTTCATGATCTTCTGGTTCTCCTAAGATAACATTGTTATCATACTTGTTTAGATTGTCTGCTAAATCGTGATGTGCAAAATTTAATTGCCACATATACTTTAGCTTACCATCTTCCCATGCTTTAAGATACTCTTTATGATACTTTCCAAACCATTCTTCTTTCCAACCTTCAATATGACTATGTTCATTAGCCCATGATTCTGATTGCTCAGTAACATCATCTGCTGTTTCAATCCATGCAAACGCATAGTTTGTAATATAGAAAAATAGCTGTTCTTCTATTGTATTGTCAACTAAGATTGTTTTATCTGCTTTAATAATATTATCTGGGTTAGCTAAGTTTCCACTATAGTTACTCCAAATAGCTGTATCAAAGTCTTTTATAACATCTTCAAGTTTTGCAAATGGGTCAACAGTTCCATATTCAGTTTTATCTAGTTCTTCAAAAGAATCATTAAACTGTTTATGTAACGGATGGTTTCCATCTTCAATAACTATGCCGCCGATGTGATTATGTTGAGGTCGAAGATACCCATCTGTAAACGAGTATACTTCTGGCCCAATATTCATTTCTTGTGAAAGCCACCAATGTATTCCTGATGCACTTCCTAAATTATTTTGATATATTGCTAATTTCATTAATTGTCCTATTTGGTGGAGGTAACCGGGATCGAACCGATGACCTATTGCTTGCAAAGCAATCGCTCTCCCAACTGAGCTATACCCCCATTAAATTTTACTCTTCAAAGTATTTATTCAATACTTCAAGATGATCATCATATTTTGCAATTAAACCCAATTGTTCTTCAATTGCATCAATAATATCTGGATGTTCACCTATACCTACTGACTGATTTAAATACACATGGACATTAGCTTTATGTTTTGCAATCTGTCCTTCTGCGTGAGCTTTTAATGCTTCTAGTAGATGTTGTTTCATTTTAAAATCCTTTCGTACTTTCTCTTTTTGTTCTTCTTCTCTTTGTGTGTCCTAATATATAGCATGTTTCAGCCCGGCAGTCCAATTGCCGTTTCTCCTTCTATTGGTGCCCTCGGAGAGACTCGAACTCTCACGTCTTGCGACACAGGTTCCTAAGACCTGCGTGTCTACCAATTCCACCACAAGGGCCTAAGTATCTGGTGCCGGTGCACGGATTCGAACCGCGGACCTACTGATTACAAATCAGTTGCTCTACCAACTGAGCTACACCGGCATAGTTAAGTTACGTTTTTATTTATCAACTAAAAACGGATTCTTTTATTTGTATAACTTTTGGTAAAATATCAATACCTAGTTTTGTTTCGAAATCATCTGTCCAAGGATCAACTCTAGATTCTTTAAGATGTTCTAGCATATCTAGAATATCATCGTGCTTAATATCTTCATACCATAAGTCGGTTGAAGTGTCACCCATTATTGTAATTCCGGAAACATTTGTTTCACGTAGTTTCTTACTATAACCTTTGTATCATTATCAACTGTTTCAGTAATTACTGAATTAGTACCTTTTACCCTAACTTCTTCTTTTGCTAGTTGTAGCAATTCACGTTTGTTAAGTTTCTGTACTGTTGTTAAATCAACTGCGTTACTCGTAAGAGCACTAATTACATAATTGCTTACATCTTGTTCACTCATTGGAACTTCGATTTTAGCTTTAATGCGTTTTACTCCATCTTTATATTCTGTTGCTCTCATAATTATATTTTAACCATTATTTGTGTTTCTATTAGCCTTACTTTTACTTCCTATTAAGTACTAATATACTAGTAAGATGAACTTTTGTCAACCAAGAAATGTTATTTTTTAGTGTTTTTTATAGATTATTTAAAGATTCTAGTAAATTATGGGGTTTGTTGGAATTGTGATGGTACTAACTGTACCCATGTTGTTCCATTCCACCCTTCAAACATAGCCGTATCTGTATTAAAAAAGAATTGCCCAGGTACTGGACTACTAGGTCTTTGTGATGTAGTACCATTTTCTGCAATAGCAGGTGTTCCTGGTGTTCCTGCTGGTCCTGTTGCACCCGCTGGTCCTGTTGCACCTGTTGCACCAGTTGGTCCTTGTGGTCCTTGAGCACCAGTTGGTCCTTGTGGTCCTTGAGCACCATCTTGTCCATTTACTCCATTTGTACCATTTTGTCCATCTACTCCGTTAGCACCGGCTGGTCCTGTTGCACCTGTTGCACCTGTTGCACCGGTTGGTCCAGTTGGTCCAGTTGCACCTGTTCCTGAAGAATCACTACTTGTTGGTGTTTCCGCATTTAAATTTGTAGTAGATGCAGGTGAAGCTGTAACTTTTGTTCCAGTTTCTGCTAATCCGGACATACCTGGTTGTGATTGTGCAATTCTAGGACTTCCAGAACTGGCTTCTTGTACTGTTTGTGTATTACGTTCAGTGTAACCTATAACTCTATTACAATGATCGTATATTGGTTCTCTTTCAGATAATGGTACTGTTGGGTCACCATCATTTTCTAACCTATTAATCATTTCAGGTTCTAATAGATAATGGAATATATTGTTCCCATCACTATCAACATCATAACCTTTTAAGCTATTATAAACTGATTGTAAGTTACTTGCATACTGTTGACTTTTTGCAAGTGTCATGTTATCTGTATCTATTGCAACACCAACACCTGTATTAGTTCTTTCTTGAGGTGCAAATAAACTACCACCTTGTCCGCCTGATTCTGTACCTGCAAAATTGTTTTCAAATTCAATTAAGTTTCCAATATCATTTTTAAATGCATTCAAATCATTTATAATATTATTTTTGACTGCATCTGGTAAATTTGCTAGGTTGTTAAGTTGTCCTCCTAGTTTTTGTAATAGTCCACCTGTAAATAAGTTTGGATTAAATTTACCATCAGTGCCAATACATCCACCAATATCGCCATCTGCAATTTGACCTAATGTATCAAGTATATCTTTACCAGCACCTGTAAAACTTCCCATTGCATCTTTTAATACATTTGGAATAGCACGTGGAACAACTGGTGTACCACAGAAGTTAATCATATTAGCAATAGCCGCAAATTCTGCTATGGCTGCGTTTAATCTTCCTAGTGCATTATCAATGTTAGTGTGTGCTATAAATTCGTCTAATGCATTTTCTGCTTCTTGTAATGCATCTCTTAAATCTTCCAAGCCTGCAGGTATCTCAGGTATTAATCTACCTATGTTAATTTTTAAGCATATTTGCAAATTTGGGAGTTTTATGCCGTTTCCGGCTAGTAGGCTACAAATGATTTCTTTCAAGCTGTACGCTTGTGTTTGAGCTGTTACAGTACCAGAATTTAGGTCTATATCAGCACCAGTAGGAATGTCAACAGTTGTTCTATTGATATAATCACTTGCGTCTTTTAAGCCATCTACAAAATCGTTTGCCATTATTATTGTCCTATGTACACATCTGGACTACCAGAGCTTGCATCCGGTCCACAATGTGGAGGAATAGGACAAAGATTGTCTGCACCGGCTGGGTTGCCATTTAGTACAACTAATTTTCCACCTACAAATACATTTTTACATCTAGCACCAAGACTACCGCCGCCGTGACTATTTGTATCACCGTCAACGCTAATTGGTTGTGTATTTACATGGATATTCTTATGTGCTAGTGCATTTGTACTTGCACCGCATATTCTAGAATCTCCGTTTCTATGTACCTGAGGCATTTGCTACTGTTAATCCTGTACTTTGTTTAATATACATGTCGCTTGCATCTTTTGCAGATTTAACTACACATATAATATTATTTATCTTTAATTTGATCTTAGTATCTGGAGTAACTGTAAACATATAAGGTGCTAACGCCATCCCATTCTGGGCGGCAATTAGTATGTAAGGTTTTGATACTATAACGTTAGTATCGTTTTCTGAGTCTAAACGTGCGATCATTTCTTCACCTGAAGAAAGTTTTATACTTACTACATCGCCGTTAGTGTAAGGTGTTTCTATTAACATATATTATCCTTTATAGTGAATGACCAGTTCCATTGTAGTTTGTATCTTCAATGTACTTAATCATTTGATCATACCCACCAATTTTATTACCGGATATGATTATTTGTGGAAATGTTCTGGCACCTGGAAAGGTTTCCATAACATCTTCTCTTGTAAAGTCTTCGTCTAGTTGCTTGTATTCGTAAGCAAATCCACGTGACTCGCATAGTGCTTTAGCTCTTACGCAATAAGGACATGCTGTTTTGCCGTAAATTGTTATCATTATAAGCTCATTCCTGAAAATGTATCTTCTGATACGTCTTTTTTAACACCGCCAATAACATAACTACTAATTTCTGTTTCCTGTGGTGCTACTTGTACTTCTGCTCCACTAATCCATTTAGCTGTCCATGGTAGTGGGTTTGCTTGTGGTGTTGTATATGGACATTTCATTCCTAATGCTGTCATACGTTTACAACAAATCCATTCAATGTAATCGTGTAATAGTTGTGCATTAAGACCAATCATACTACCGTCTTTAAATAGATAGTTAGCCCATTCTTTTTCTTGCTCAACTGCATCAACAAACATTTGTGAAACTTCTTCTTTACATTCTTCTGCAATTTTTAGGAAGTCTGGATCTTCTTTTGTTAATACTTTTGAAAGTAAATATTGTGTACTTGCTAAGTGAACATTTTCATCACGTGCAATAAATTTAATAATTTTAGCATTACCTTCCATTTTCTTAAGTTCTGCGAATGCCCAAGAGCAAGCAAAACTAACATAGAAACGAATGCCTTCTAATACGTTAACACTATTTGCACACATCCAAATTTTCTTCTTTAGATCATACAAACTAATTTCAATTGTTTTGTCATTAACTTTGTGTGTTCCTTCACCTAACAATTGATAGTACTGTGAATACTCAATAAGGTCATTATAATATTTAGAAATGTCATCTGCACATTCTACAATTTCTTTACTATCTGCTAGTTCATCAAATACTATTGTAGGATTATTATAGATATTACGAATAATATGTGTATAGCTACGTGAATGAATTGTTTCGCTGAATGTCCATGTGATAATCCAGTTTTCAAGTTCTGGTAAACTAGTAATAGGACCAAATGCTTCAACTGGTGCTCTACCTTGTACACTATCTAAAAGAATTTGTCTTTTAAGATTACTTGTAAAAATATGCTGTTCATGGTCAGTTAAGTCTTTAAAATCTTTTGAGTCTTTACTTACATCAACTTCTTCAGGTCTCCAAAAGAAACCTAACTGCTTATCTGTAAGTTTATCGAACTGTTTATACTTAACAGTATCGTATCGCTGAAACCCAAGATCTCCGTCTAGAAATGCGTTTGCTTCAGTATGGTATTTTTCGTTATTTACGTTTAATATTGACATGTTGTTAATCCTTATATCACACAACTTTCGCAGTAGTCATCATACTCTTCGTCCGTGTTAAATTCATCTCTACCAAGCATCTGCTCAGCATTCTTCTTATCAAAGTCAATTTCACCTTGACCATCATATGTGTTAAAATAGTATAATTGTTTGCCACCATACTTGTAAAACATTACAAGATGTTGTAGCATAACACTCATTGGTATCTTTTCTTCTTCATAAAATTCTGGGTTATAGCTTGTATTAACACTAATGCCTTGATCAATATACTTTTGTAATACTGCCATAATTTTTAAGTAACCTTCTGGACTACGTTGGCTCCATAGTAGGTCATATTTGTTCTTTAAGCGTGGATAACCAGGAACCACTTGCTTTAGTACTCCATGTTTACTTTGCTTAACACTAACAAATGCACGTGGTGGTTCAATACCGTTTGTGCTGTTACTAATTTGTGCTGATGTTTCAGCAGGCATAAGTGCCATTAGTGTACTGTTACGTATTCCGGTCTTTTGTAATTGCTTACGTAGACTTTTCCAAGGCATACGTTCTTTATGTGGAATTAATTCATCTAATTCTTTTTTGTATGTCATATTTGGTGTAATGCCTTGTCCATACTTTGTTTCGTTAACACCTGAAATATTACCTTTTTCAATTGCTAAATCTGCACTTGCTTTAATTAAGTAATAACTCCATGCTTCTGCCCATGTATCAATTAAGGCTAAACCTTTTTTATCAATATCTTGATAATTTAAATCATTCTTAGCTAGCCAAAATGCAAAGTTAATAATGCCAATACCTAATGGACGTCTTTTCATTGTACTAAGTTCTGCCGCTAATACTGGATAATTTTGATAATCTAATAACTCGTCTAAACCACGTACTGCTAATCTACCTATACGTTCAAAGTCATCTGGTGATCTAACATTACCCCAATTGATTGCACTTAATGTACACAAACTAATTTCACCTTCATTATCGCTAAACGAAGAAAGAGGCTTAGTAGGTAAGTTGATTTCACAACATAAGTTACTTTGTTTTACTGGTGCAATATCTTCTAAAAATGCTCCATGTGTATTTGCATGATCTACATTCATTAAGTAGATACGTCCTGTGTTTTTACGTTCTTCCATAAACTGTCCAAATAGTTCTGCCGCTGGCATAACTTTCTTTCTAGTTACTGTACGTTCTGCTTCTTCATATAATTCTTTAAACTTGTCTTGATCGTTAAAAAAGGCCTCATATAGACCTGGAACATCACTAGGTGAGAATAAAGTAATATCTCCACCAGTTAACAAACGCTCATACATTAGTTTATTAAACTGAACTCCATAGTCCATATGTCTTACACGATTGTCTTCTGTACCTTTGTTATTTTTTAATACAAGTAATTCTTCTGCTTCTAAATGCCAAATAGGATAATACAGTGTTGCCGCTCCACCACGAACACCACCTTGTGAACATGATTTAACTGCACTTTGAAATAATTTATAAAATGGAATAACACCTGTATGTGTTGCATCGCCTCGTCTAATAGGACTTCCTATTGAACGAATACTACCTGCACCAATTCCAATTCCTGCTTTTTGTGAAACATATTTAACAACGCTGGCAGCTGTAGCATTAATGCTGTCAAGACTATCATCTGTTTCTATAAGAACGCAACTAGAAAATTGCCTTTGAGGTGTTCTAAGTCCTGCCATAATAGGTGTAGGTAAACTAATATCAAAATTACTAATAGCATCGTAATATTCTTTTACATACTTCATTCTAGTTTCTGTTGGATAGTTACTAAACAATGTAGCTGAGATCATCATGTACGCAATTTGCGGAGTTTCAAATATCTGTCCTGTTACTCTATTTTGAGCAAGATACTTACCACGGAACTGTTCCATTCCAACGTAAGAAATATTTTCATCACGATCATGTTTAATGTAATTGTTTAATTGATCAATTTCATCTTCTGTATAAACGGAAAAAAAACTTTCATCGTATACACCAAGCTCAACGTTTCTATGTGCAATAACACTTAAATGTTCTGGATCAAATGAATTATATACATTTTTTCTTAAATGGTAATTAATTAATCTACCTGCTACCCATTGGTAGTTTGGTGTTTGTTCGTTAATAAGATCAGCTGCGGCTTTAATTAATGTTTCTTGAATATTTGTACTTTCAATTCCATCATAAAACTGCAAATGACTTTTAATTTCTACTTCACTAGCACTAACGCCAGTAATACCTTCGCATGCATAAAATACAACCTTGTGCATTTTTTCTAAATCAAGTACCTCGGTAGTACCATCTCTTTTTATAATTTCTATTTGATCTTTGCTCATCTGTATTCCGTTCTTGTTAAAATAGCTACGTATTTAACATGTAATGTCAATCAATAACTATTTGCTTAATGCACTAATATCTATATCCTTTAATACATCTAGTTTATTGATTAGTTTTGGGTTGTCTATTATATCGTAATTATAGTTTAAAATATAACAATTGTCAACTAAAACAATCAATTTAATCTCACTTTTTTCTACACTCTGTACTAGTAATATTCTACATGGAATATCACTGTAATGCAAAGTATACGCAATTCCCAACGAAACAACGTTCTCGTCATATTCGTTTATGTGTAATAGGTCCCATGGGTTTGGCCAGGTACCTTCGTTATACGGATCAATTGCCCTAACACTAATGGGTGCCATCTTCCAGAACTGCATTACAACCTCAAGTTTAGGAAGTAAGTCATCTAAAGCCTGTATCTCTTTTCTTAGAGTCCTCCACATCCGGAGTCTAGACTTTAGTGGTAGTTGCCATATGTCTTTCATTAATGTGTCAACAGGGCCAGAAAAACTAGTCTAGTATCAAATTTCAATAGTGACATGTTTCTTTGTTGTTCCTTGTATTAATATATTTATGACAGCTTATAGAATTTCTCTAAACGTTGAGCCCACTTTAATTCCCAATCTTTAAAATCTTTTGGGTCACTTTCAAACAGTTGCCATTGACAATCACCACTACACATAAAGATAGCAATACGGCTAATATCAGTGCCATACATCTCATTGTGTGCATTTGCGTATGCGGCTCCTTGTAAGAAATAATCTTCAATCCACTCACGTTTTTTAGGTTTGTTTGTTTGCTTAAAGTCCATAATAGTTGGGTGCCCTTTATAAACACCAACTAAGTCAGTTGTACCAGCATATAAACCAGCGGCACATAAATTAACTTCAGTTCCCCATATCTCATCAACATCATTTTCAATGTTATCCACAACTACCTGTGCCATTGCTTTAGCTTGTTTATGTACTATGTTGTTTCCTGGGTTATATGTTTCGTATTCTCCTAATGCCCAATGTTCTAATATATTGTGCATAACTGTTCCACGATTTGCAGCAGTTGTTGTAATACGTTGTGCTTCTTCTGTGCCTACTCTTTTTCTCCAGGCCGCTAATCCTGCACGTTTTTCAGCAGGCTGTGTAGCACTTAAAATAGTAGTAACACTCGGAACAGGATCGCCCCAAGGGTTCTCATATAGACGTTTTCCATCTACACTAGTTCGTTTTAATTCTTTATATGGGTAAGGACTTTTGATTTTTAGCATGTGTTTAGTATACTACTATTAAGACAGTATGTCAATGGTTTTCGTAGTTAAAATAAAATTATTTAACACCCATTCGTTACCAAGCAACGACCAATGATTATCATCAGGTGCTACTGTTATTCCACTATCGTATGCTGCTTTCATATGGACTTTAGTATCATCATTAAATACTTGTTCTCCGCCAGGTACAAAATGTTTATATAATTCAACTTCTGCTGTATGTAACTCTGGGTTATCTACCATACGTAATAATTCTAATTTAATAATATGTTTAAAATTATATAATTTATCTACATTATCGTACCATTTATCATTCCAAGAATGATATACATCTGATGTACTTTTACGTTCTAATGATTGAGTAATATTAGATTCTATATTTTTTGGATACTTATCTTGTGTATTTCTAAACATTCCAGATTTTCTATGAATCGAATACCAAATGTGAGCAGGACCATCTAATGTTATGTAATTACTATCAATTGCAGTTTCTTCAAATTCAAAATTGCCAATGCTACCAAATTCTGACACTCGTTGTTTAAATGTTCTGTTAGTAAAAATAATATCAATTCCACGCAATTTTGCATCCAATAAACACCATTCATAGTAGTCGTGTCCACGGCCTCCGTGTGCATAATTATAATATTGATGTTGTGGGAATTTTTGTGCTAGTTGATAAGTCCAACTATGTTTTTCTACTTCTGTTTGCCAATATGCTGAGAAACTATCACCTATAAAGGCAACTTTTTTGCCTACCAATAAATGTACCATCTTAATGTCTTACTAGTAGCTGGGTTTGTAAGTCTTTCAATTTTATATCCTAAATTTTGAAAATGTTTGATTACTGTTTCCATTTGATTTTGTAATCCACGATCTGTAAGTGTACCTTGCCATACATTAAAATAATTAACACTAGTTGGGTTTGTTATACTATATGTTCCTGTTGAAAATCCTAAAGCAGTATTTGCTGTTCCTGCACCAATTTCATAATTCCATGATGTAGTTGAACCTTCAATTGTTATTACTAAGTACCCTGAATCTTTGGTGGCTGTTAAACCTTGAATGTTTGCATCGTTGATATCTGCAATAATAGCATTAAGTGTTGTACCAGATGTTCCTAATGTTATTGTATTTGAATTGAAAATAAAGGTATCGCCGTTAGTTATTGTGGGGTTGATAACTGTACCTATTTTAACTGTTGTAGGAGTTGAATTTGTCATTGTAGTTGCATCGTCTACATATCCTTCAAACTTGCCTAAAGCACTTTGTGAAATAACTTGTTCCATAATAGATTGTGTTTCTTTGTACACAATCATGTCTTGTGATGCTTTGGCTCTTGCTTGTGCTGCGTTTAATCCTACACTCATTTGTCTAACTCTTTATCTACTTGCTTCTTAGCCATTGCTTTAACTTTTTTCTTATTCTTTTCTGGATCTACTTTATTCATGTTACTGGCTCCCAAGCTGGCAGTATTAAAATATACTATACCATCTTTAACATTATTTACAATTGGAAGATTCTGAATTTCATCGAATAATGATTCAGCGTCTGCATCAATTCCCATAGCCACCAGTTCTTTAACTAGCGAATCTAGAGGAATGCTCTCCACTCCTTCGCTACTCAGAATTGAAAGTAGATCAATAACTTTTGCATCTACTTGTGATATCTCAAATAGATCAGCGTATCTCATAGCATTACTTCTTCAGTGCCGCAAATGCTTGTTTTAATACTTCTTTGTTTATCTTGCCGTCTGCTTGTGCTTCTTTTACCATACGTAGTGCATTTAGATATGAGTCTTCTTTCATTTCTCTGCCGTCTATATCGGTATCAGCGTCTGCTGCATCAGTGCCTTCAAAGTCGTCTGCCGCAGGTTCAATTGCTGCATCCATATCCATTTCTGGATCTGCTGGTGCATCAAGTTCTGGACCTGTGTCCATTGACATATCTGTTTCTGGTGCTTGGCCTTGTGCTACTAAAACTGCATCAGCAACTTGCTGATTTGCTGTCTTAACTGCTTCAAGTGCTGAACTAATTGCTGTTTCTGCAGATGTGTTAAATGCATCTGCTTCTGCTACACCAACTTCTTCTTTCATTGCGTTAGTGATGCTCATTAATTCTTCTACTTGCATGCTAGCTAAATTTTCAGCCATTTTTTGTAGATCGTCTGCCATTTGCTTTGCCGCTAAAAGTACTTCAGCTTGATCAAGTTCACTTTCCAAAATTGGATTGTTTTTCATAACTGTGTCTATACCTTCTAATACTAACAATAACTTCTGATATTGTTTATCGTTAACTTCAACGCCGCTTTCACGTAATGCGTTGATTTTCTTTTCAGTAACTGTTTTTACTTTGGTTAATTTTGCATTACCTGCACCAAAGTCAAACTGCATACCAAATACTTCTTTTAGAACATTATCTAACTTGGTTAGTTTGTTCACTTGTAATTGTTTTAATTCCATGTTCAATACCCCACTAGGTTTTTTATTATATATTGTATTTATGCTTAAAGGCTACTTTTGATTTGATTTTTGATAGTTTTCATCTTTTGCAGTGCAGATCCTTGTTTTGCCATAGCAATATCTATCTTACTTGACTCTGTAAGTGATTTTGCCTTCATTTTGAACGTGGCTGCTTCTGCTAAAGCACTAGAATATCTGTTATCTAAATCTAATAGTCTTTCAACTTTTGTATCTTTCCCAAATAATAAACCTTTTACAATACCCATAGCTGTTTCGAACAGTGCTATTTGTTTGTATATAATTTCATTGCCTTCTTTAATATTATAGAACGTTTTAGTCATACCAGGAATAAGCATAGCTTTTTCTAATACAACTTCAAATTCACCCACTGTAACACTATCACCTTTTTTAGTAACTGCTGATAAAGTAATATCGTTATGAGATTCTTCAATAATTTCTTCAGTAGCTTTATGTGTAGCTTCGTCAAGTTTTTGTAATATTTCTAACATACCTTGTGCGTCTTTGCTTACTCCTGCAATTACGTTTGGTGTTGGTGTATTTCTTTGTGATTTTAATTTTTGATGTGCTGTTGGTTCTTTGTTTGTAGCTTCATTAAGTTTATTAATGATGTCCATCATTCCTTGCGTTTCTTTTGTTGGCATTATAGGCTCCCTTTCATTCGTTCAAAATATACTTTGTTATTCTCCACTATTTTCTTAACAATATTTTTGTTAATTAGGCTTTGAATTAGGTAACACTCACGTTCAGATAAATCTTCTTTGCATGTACGTTCTAATAAATTTTCGTACATCTCGCTTTCGTGTAGTGATAAAAATGTTGGGATTCCGCCCGGAGTTTCAATGCTTTTCATTATGCTATCCCGGCTGCCTTTTTTAGGCGTTCAATTTCTTGTGCGTTATAGGCCGATTGGTTGCTGTTTTGTGCAACGCCGGCCGCGTTTTGATTTCTTTGATCATCATCTGGATCTGTTTTATTGCTAGCTCTTGGACCAGCTTGTCCAGTTGGTTGTTTGTTAGAACCTGCTGTAAATCTTTGAGTACCTTTTGCATCTCTATTCGCATCTTGATTAGAAATGTTTGCACGTCTTTGTTCTACACCCGATCCTTGTGATCTAATTGTTGCTCTGCTTGGCTGTGCCGTAGCTACTGTTCCGTATGCTTCTGAGACAGAACTTAAATCTATAATTTCTGAGAAGCCATTGCCGTCATCGTTTTTCATTGTGCTTAGTAATTTTAAAGTTTGTGAAAAAGATAATCCTTTTAATTGACCAACAACTTGTTCTTTTGTTAGTTCCATTCCAAACTTTACGTTTGCAAAATCTATTACTGTATCAATAGTACTGTTATTTAAAATGTTCATCCTCTTGCCTTATTTAACCTTGCAACAATACGACTAGCTGGGCTTAGTCTTTTTGTTCTTTGCGCCTTCTTATTCATCCTAGCACCTTTGGCGGCTTTTGTTCTTTTTAAAATAAATCTCTTCTTAAGATTTATTGGGGCTGCACATTGACTAGGATTTGCAACAACCCTTCCTTTACGTGGTCCTACAGTGCAACGAAATTTTCTCGTTACTGATTGTCCACGTTTGGCAAAAACTACTTTTGCTTCTGTAACAACTGTGTTATATGCCTCGTTTAGTAACATATATTATCCACCTACCAATGGTGTTACTGTTTGTAAATTTAGTAGTAATAATACCACAGTGGAAAGCAATCCTGCAATAACCGTTGCGGCAGCACCAATAACTAGCTTATTGCTAGATAAAGTTGAGGCAGTTTGTTTTTCTGCCATCTTACTCATTGTTTCTGTCAGAGAGTCTACTTTAGACTCTAGTCTATTTAATTTTTCTTCT